GTACTACATATGGTGATGGACAGACTCTCTGTTCCACTGCTCACCCTCTAGTATCTGGTGGTACTAACTCAAACCGTCCTGCTGTTGCGGCTGACCTTAACGAAGCTTCTCTTGAAGCGGCTGTTATTCAGATCGCTGGTTGGACTGATGAGCGTGGTCTGCTTATCGCAGCTAAGCCTTCTAAGCTGGTTATCCCACCTGCGTTGCAATTCGTTGCTACTCGCCTGTTGGATTCCGAGCTTCGTCCGGGTACAGCGGATAACGACATCAATGCCATGAACAACAACGGTACAATTCCGGGTGGTTACACAGTTAACAACTACCTGACTGATACCAATGCTTGGTTCTTGATGACTGACATCCCGAATGGCCTGAAGCACTTTGTCCGTTCTCCAATGCAAACCAGCATGGACGCAGACTTTGACACAGGCAACAGTCGATATAAGGCTCGTGAGCGATACAGCTTCGGCGTATCTGACCCACTGGGCATCTTCGGTTCACCCGGCGCTTAATAAGCAAAAGGTGCTAGATTGGGGGCTTCGGCCCCCTTTCTTTTATTTGTACAAAACTAGTTTACGTGATATATACTAGAGTATACCGAGGTCATTCGGTGTATCTGACAGTCTCGGCTGACGACATGCAGACAGATACACCCCACAAATTAACTCGCATGTGAGGAATTAAAATGGGTACCACTACCTTTTCTGGCCCCGTCAAAGCGGGCACTATTTCAAATACTACCGGGACAACTCTCGGTGAAGACGTGAAAAACACGGGCCAAGTAACTATGGCTCAGACTTTTTCCACCGGAACTGCGCTTGCGTCTGGAGCTTCTGCAGCGAATGACACTACTGTAGTTATCCCTGCTAACTCTCAAATTGTTGACATTGTAATAGACTGCCCTACAGCTATGGCGGGTGCTACAGCAGTGTTGAGTGTGGGAGATACTGTCGGCGGCAATGCTACGTTTATCAATACTTTTTCTATCTCAGTCGCTTCTGGGGCGGGTCGAAAGTACCCTACAACTGAAGCTGGTGGTGCCCTTGCTTGGGCAGACATTGGGACTGCGGATAAAAAGCTGACTTGGACTACCACCGGAGCCACTACTGGCGGCGAAATCAGAGTAACTGTTCTGTATCAACAAAACATTAATCTCGCCTAAATTGGGTTATTAACCTTTAAACTAGGAGATTTAAATGGCTGATACAGTAACGACTCAAATAATCCAAGACGGCGCACGTCAAGCGATCATTAAAGTCAACACTGCTGTGGGTAACACCGATGTAGTAACGTCTACGATGGTGGATGTGTCTACGTTGAGTGCAGACCCTGTTAGCAGGAGAGCCTGCACTGGCGTTGTTTTGGCAAAACTTGTGTATGTAGGTGTTGGAGTGGGGGTCAAACTAGAATGGGATGCTACGGCTAACACCCTTATTTTTGATCTACCAGTAAATTGGACGGAAGAGTACGATTTCTCTGACTTTACCGGAATACCCAACAACTCTGGTGCCGGTAAGACAGGGGACATAGTAGCGACTACTGTATCTCCTAGTTCTGGTGATACTTACTCTTTTATATTTACTTTAATTAAGCAATATGGCTAAACAAGTAGATAAAAAGAAGATGGCTTGTAATAAGCCTCGCCGTACTCCTTCTCATCCCAAGAAGTCTCATATCGTTAAGGCTTGTGAGGGTGGGAAGGAGAAGATCATTCGTTTTGGAGAGCAGGGTGCCAGCACGGCTGGAAAGCCCAAGAAAGGCGAATCTGCGCGGATGAAAGCGAAGCGCAAGTCGTTTAAATCTCGCCACGGTAAGAACATTGCCAAGGGTAAGATGAGCGCAGCTTATTGGGCTGATAAGGTTAAGTGGTAATGCCTAGCAAGTCCAAGAAGCAGCACAAGTTTATGGCAGCGGTGGCTAATAACTCAGAGTTTGCCAGTGAAGCAGGCGTCCCCCAGAGCGTAGGGCGCGAGTACATGAAGGCCGATAAAGGCCGTTTTGCGGGAGGTGGTCTGATGAAAGAAGTACCTGAAGATAAGAAAAGTTCCTTGGGCAAATTGCCTGAACCTGTACGCAATAAAATGGGGTACATGGCCGAAGGCGGTAACGTCAAAGGCATGAAAAAGTGCCCTCGTGACGGTATAGCACAGCGCGGAAGAACACGCGCATGATGAAGTGTAGAGGCATGGGTAAAATGAAGCCCGTAGCCCTAAAGAAAGGCGGGTCGGTTAAAGATGCGTGCTACAACAAAGTGAAGTCGCGCTATAGAGTCTTCCCATCCGCCTATGCTTCTGGTGCCATAGCTAAGTGCCGTAAAGTCGGTGCCAAGAACTGGGGAAACAGTGGCCGTTCGTAAGACAGAAAAAGGTGCAGCGTTAAAACGCTGGTTTAAGGAAGATTGGAAAGATGTCCGTACTGGTAAAGCGTGCGGGCGGAAGAAGGGCGAAAAGCGCGGCACACCTTACTGTAGACCCACTAAAAAGATTTCCAGTAAGACTCCTAAAACCTCTGGTGAGATGACCGCAGCAGAGAAGAAGAAGCGGATAGCCCAGAAGAAAAGGCTGGGACAACCTGCGGGTAAGCCAAGAAGAGTAGAAGCGGCACGCAGAAAGAAAAAGGTTGCTAAGAAAAAGAAATGATTACTTGGACTGAACGCAACGACATAATTAAAGAAATAAAAGATTGGTCAAAACAAGCATTAGAAGTAAACAGTACAGAATTCAACAACTTACCTCCATGTCCCTACGCAAAGGCAGCATGGCAGGAAAAGAAAGTAGACATAGTTTTTAAGTTTGAGGAAGAAGATTACAAAAGACTGTACATGGCGCTGCATAACTGGAGCGACAGAAAAGACTTAGTAATCATAGCTGACACAGCATTTATAGAAGACCCAGAAGAGTTTCATCAGTTTGTAGACCACGTTAACGAGGCAATAGCCAATAACGTATTTAGAGATAGAGACTTGTGGGTTATGGGTTTTCACCCTGAAGATGAAGCAAACGAGCTGATAGACGATGGTACGTTTGAGGGTGAGACAGATACAGCATACGCACTGTTGTTTGTGCAGCGGTTATCCAAGCTAGAGAAAGCCGCAGAGAAGTTAAGACCTCTTGGCTATTACGATAAGTATTTTCAAGAATACGATGTAGCTGACATGTACGAATTACGTACAAACTTTTATAGGAGATTGCAAGATGCCCGGTGCTAAAAAAGCAGGTGTCAAAAAAGGTATGCGAGCAATGCGCGGCGGTGGCGGCGTAGGTATGATTAAGATGCGTAAAGGCGGCATGGCTAAAAAAGCTATGGCGAAAAAGAAAAAGAAAAAGAAGACTTCGAGACGATAAAACATGGCTACCTCGGGAACTGCTACATTCAATATGGACTTCACGGAGATCGCTGAAGAAGCGTGGGAACGTGCTGGCCGTGAGATGCGTTCGGGATATGACCTGCGTACTGCACGTAGGTCTATGAACCTCCTTACTATTGAGTGGCAGAACCGTGGCATCAACATGTGGACTATCGATGAAGGCACTGTCAACCTTGTGGAAGGGACGGCGACGTATGCTTTACCGGCAGACACCATTGATTTGCTTGAGCACGTTGTACGTACTGGTAGCGGTAATGTTACTACTCAGTCTGATCTCAACATTACGCGCATAAGTGTATCTACTTACTCTAGTATCCCTAACAAACTTTCTCAGGGGCGCCCTATACAACTGTATATAGACAGAGGCCAAGCAAACCCCTCCGTTACTGTATGGCCCGTCCCAGATCAGGGCACTGCACTTGACCCTTATTATATTTTAAAATATTGGCGTATGCGCCGTATTGAGGACTCGGGAACGGGTGTTAACACCGCCGATGTAAACTTTAGATTCCTACCCTGTTTAGTTGCAGGGCTTGCGTATTATATAGCGCAAAAAGACCCAGAGCTGATGCCCAGAATACCTATGCTACAAACGGAGTATGAAAGGCAGTTTGAGTTAGCGGCAGGGGAAGACAGAGAGAAAGCTTCTATTAGTTTAGTGCCCCGTAGTTATGGCGTGAGGTAGATATGAGTCAGAGATTTGCCTCGGCTCAAAACGCAATAGCGATATGCGATATTTGCGGGTTTCAGTACAAACTTAGAGAGCTTAGACAATTAATTGTAAAGGGGAACAAGACAAACTTAAAAGCTTGCCCCGAATGTTGGAACCCAGATCAGCCGCAAAACAGGTTGGGAGAGTTTCCAGTAGATGATCCACAGGCAGTGCGCGATCCTAGATCAGACGCTGCTGAATTAGAGGCTAGTAGAGACATACAGTGGGGTTGGAATCCAGTAGGATTAAACGACCCCCTTGGACTTACGCCAGACAATTTAGAAGGCAGAGGCGCCGTAGGTACAGTAACAGTAACTACGAGTTAGGAGACACGTATGAAAGCACGATCAAATGTAAAAACCCCAAAGGTTATTGAGCATCCTGACGAACCTGTATCTTATAAAGTAGATACGGTTAACCAACCACCTAAAGACATGAAGACCAGCGGCGTCAAGATTCGCGGTACCGGCGCTGCTACTAAGGGCACAATGGCACGAGGGCCAATGGCGTAGTGAACTACACTGAGCTTAAAGCAAACATAGAAGACATCTGCGAACAGACGTTCACGGCAGATCAACTTGCTATGTTTACCGAGCAAGCAGAACAGAAGATATATAACACTGTTCAAATACCTGCGCTTCGCAAGAACCAGACCGGCACTTTGGCAACCGGCAATAAGTATTTGGTATACCCCACGGACTTTCTCTATTCGTTTTCCTTAGCGTATGTAGATGGTTCGGGTAACTACACGTACTTGCTAAACAAAGATGTCAACTTTATACGAGAAGCATACCCCGGCCCTACGGATACTGGCGCACCTAAACATTACGGCGTTTTTGATGACACAGCGTTTATCATAGGCCCAACGCCAGATTCAAATTATGCTGTGGAGCTGCATTACGGATACTACCCAGAATCTATTGTTACTGCGGGTACTACTTGGTTGGGCGACGAGTTTGATTCTGCGTTGCTGAACGGGGCGTTATTTGAAGCAATACGTTTTCAGAAGGGTGAACCCGATATGGTAGCTCTGTACGAAAAGATGTATGTGCAAGCTATTGCGTTACTTAGAAATCTTGGTGACGGCAAGATGCGAGAAGATATGTATCGCTCCGGCCAACTTAGAATAGAACCGCGTTAATTTAAAAGGAAAGACAAATGGCTATTACACAGGCTATGGCAACATCATTCAAAGTCGATATTCTTGACGGGACTTTTGACTTTAGCAGCGGCACCTCACAGGTCTTTAAGCTGGCCTTGTATACGTCGTCAGCTACGCTGGATGCGACTACTACTGCGTATTCTGCGACTAACGAAGTCTCGGGTACGGGCTACTCTGCTGGCGGCGGTACGCTGACTATCTC